GTTGCGAAAGTTAAGCGCACGAAAAAAATTATTTCTCATCACAGTACCTTTTAAAAAATTATTTGTTTGATGTTAGAAGGTCAACTACTTTCCATAATCGAGCACCCTATTGATTTGCTTAACCCATTCGTTGCGTAGATTTATGCGTGCCATAGTCTTTCTTATTGCCCTGCTATGCCACTGGTTGCGCTTTGGCTGGAGCTTAGAGGGTTTGAATGTCTGTAGTCTATATATTTGTTTGCGCTGCATACCCCATAGCCCGCGCTTTAAGGTCTTTAGCTTTCCACGCATTTTCTTCTTAATTAGAAAGTTTCGTTTCTTTATCGTTCCCTTCCTCATCCCTGCAAGGGCAATGGCCATTCTTTGCTCGGTGCTGCTACCTTCCATCTCAGAATCAGGATCAAAGAAACGATTTGCTGGTTTCATCCTGGCTGTTCCTTTGACTTGTTTATTCCAATCACTTCCCCTAGCTGTTAGTGATTGTGTACGAGTTCTCATGGGTTTGGTTCCGAGTTCCTGCTCTTTCCACCCTGTAAAACGTGGTGATTGTATAGAACCGGTTTCTGCATAGATATTATCAATTCTATTACCACGTGCTTTCTGATATCTAATCCTTGCTTTCACAAAATTGATATTACGGACTGTCATAGAGGATTGAATCTCTCTTATCTGCTGTTCCCTGCTCTGATAAGCAAAAGAAGTGAGAAGGCCCTTTGAGGCCATCATAAACTGCTTTGGTGCTCTTTTATAAAACTTTATCAATCTTAACAGGTCTATTCTGCTTATAGAAAAATCATCACTCATAGGATAAAGCATAACATATTTATTCTTTTGTGTCAATAAATTATGTATTTGTGTATAATTATATAAGGATTTACAGGAAATTTAGGCAAAAAAGTAAAACGTGTAAATCCTTATATAAACATTTTCAAGTTTTACTTTTTAAAAATGTCGAAAAAACATAATAAACATAATAAACATAATAAAAATTAAAATATAATTAGTAAGTAAATATTTTTCTAAAGAAAGTACATAGCCTGTAATTCCTTATAGTATATATAATAATAATAATAATAATAAATAATATAATTAATTATTATTATTATTATTATTATTATTATACTTATTATGATTATTACCCTTTTTTTATACTTTCTCTAACTATTTAACAACTTGTAAATGTTTATATAGTTATATAAGGATTTACAAGTTTTTTTATTATATAGAAATCCTATATATAAAACATAATAAACATAATAAACATAATAAATAGCGTAATTGCTTATAACATAGATATTTAATTAATTAGGTTTTTTTAAAATTAATTATGATTATTATGTTTTTCTTATATTTTACCCTTGACAATATGAAAATATAATGATATATTTATATTAAGATTTACAAGTTTTAAAAAAGGAGTTATAAATGGGAAGAGTTGTAAGAACTATCAATATTGATTACGATAGATGGAGAAAGTTAAAAATTGTAGCTATAGAAAATAGTAGTAGTGCATCTGCTATAATAAGAAGATTAGTTGATGATCTGCTTATTAAAGAAGGAAAAATTAAGCAGGATAAAGAGTTATTATGAAAATAATTATAGGTAAAAAATCTATTGACTGGCTTATAGTAGGACCGGAAACTGGCAACAGAAAAAAATAAACCTGTATTATCAGAAGATATATTACAACCTTTTTTTGATAGCACTATTCCTGTTTTCATGAAGGAAAAATGTGATAGATTAACAGATAAAAATCTTAGACAAGAATTCCCGGAGGTATAAAAATGTCTAACTGTTCCAATTGCGATCACACTATAGAAGATTGTCTACTCTGTTCTATTCCTCATGAACGATGTAATCAAATAATTGATTCCCTTGTAGAATGTCTCAAAGAAGCGTGTGCGATCGTAAATGAAACCGGAACAGTTCCAATAAAATGGAAAAAATCAATAATTTCCGCAACCGGAAAAATTTTTAAGATTTATAGAAGGAAATGATAATGTTTTCCATATATTCTATTATAATATTAGTTTTATCTTTAATCTTAATTATATTTTTAATCATAAAGATTACAAAATAAAGGAGTAAAATTATGTCTATTGATTATATGATGAAGATATCAGACGAGCAACAAAAAATATTAGACAAGGCAGTCGAACTTTTGAAAAAATACGACAAACAAAAAGTTACAGACTGGATTTATTATTTCGTTGTTAGTGAAGATAATTATGAAGAAATAAGCTCTGAATATGATTGCTGCGATAATAAGGAATGTTATGAAAAAACTTTAAAAAAAATAAGGAAGGAAGTCCCAGAGAGTATTTATCTATATCAGGATAATAATAGCGACCATGAAAATATAAATTTTTGCTATCAATGCAATACAGCTTTGAATGATTCATTAACCTGGATAGAATACGAATTAGACCGGATGGAAGAAAATGATTTTACGAAAGAAAATCTACAACTATCTTCTACTGCATTTGAATTTCGTGTAATCTTTGAAGCTATGCCAACGTGTGATTGTGAAATCTCAGGATATGCAAAAGCTCACCTGGAAGAATTACCGGCAGAGTTGAAAGAACAATCTGATTTTGTAATCAAGGTTGTGGGCTATGCACAAAAAGTTATAGATTGTTTGGAAGGATGAATTATGGATTGTGATAGCTATAGATTTATAGCATATGACATAAAAAACGACCAGATGGTTAAAGTATGGGGAATAAATTATGATGATTTCGATAATAAAACAATAATGTCTTGCATAGCCGTTAATCCGGTAACAAATGGAGAGTATATTATAAGAAAAGGTGATTTTATTCTTTATCAATATACTGGAAAAGATGATAAAAATGGAAAAGAAATATATGAAGGTCATTTGTTTTTAAGTGACAGTAAAACTATTTTAAAAGTTACTTGGAATAATGTAAAATCTTTATATGAATTTAAGTGGTGGTATGAAGGAAAATGGAACTATATTTTTAATGGTGATATTAAGACTTATGATTTGCATAATATGGAAATCATAGGGCACGAAATGACCGATAAAGAATTATATAAAGGAAAAACAAGATGAAATGTAAAATATGCGGAAATAATATGTCTCAGTGGTCAAATGATCCTATATGGAGATGTGCTTTTTGTGAAAAACCTAAAATAAAGAAACTAGAGATAACCCCAGAAGAAACTCACGTGATTATGCAGCATCCTAATTTTAGATATTTCATAAAAGAAGTTTTGTCTTTTTTCAAAAAATCAGGTGGTAGAAATTATGTTGAAATGACAGTAGTTGATATAAACATGGGAGAATTTACGGTAACAATTCAGAAGAAAACCGGAAAAACACCTGCCGAAATAAACAGCGAATTAAAAAAAGAGATCAAAAAATTAAAGGAAAAACAGAATGATTAAAATATTGTTAATTACATTATTTTTCCAGGGAGCCTATCTCCCGGATTATAATCTATACTATGGAATAAATGAAAAAGAATATGATTTATTGGAGCTTGATAATGCTTATTATTTAGAATTAGGAGTTGATTTATATTTTATAGATTTATTTTTTATAAAAGGATCAATAAATAATTTATTCCATGCTCACAAAACAAAATTAATATTCTATCCTGATTGTGATAGATATAGAATAGCAACAGGAATAAGATATAAAGGCTTTGAAATAGGATTTGAACATTTTTGTTTTCACCCAATTTTTCCCTATTCTACTAATAATCATGAATATAATGAAGCCGAAATTAATAATAATGCCCTCTTAGAGGGTGCATACAATAAATTTTATTTTAATTTTGAAGTGAAAGGAGAATTTTGATTATGGGAATTAAAACAATTTTAACCTGTGATACAACCACACAAGAATGCAAAGCAAAACTTGAACTTGATGGGCCGTATCACATCAACAAAGAAAAAATGAAAGCAGAAGGATGGAAAAATAAAAAAGTAAATGATGAATGGAAATTATTTTGTAAGGATCATGAAAAAAAGACTTGACAAAATAATAAAGTTGTGTTAGATTAAAAACATACAGTGTGGGGCTGTTAAGAAAAGCCATTTGCTGGCTTGAAGGTGCCCCACACGCCGGATAGCCAACGAATGGCTTTTTTATTTTAGATATTTATTAAGGACGAAGTAGCAACGTCATAAAATAAACTTACCGTCCCGTGGATGGAGACACGTGCAGGTGCTTTGTCGGAATGACCGAAAGAGAATAATAAAACCGAAAAGGCGGGTGGAACCGTTGGATAGGGTGGAAGCCCCTATTTATTTTAGAAAGTTTGTGATAAAATCAAGGATTACCTGTTCCTTCCAGGGTTCAACTCCCGGCTGCTGTGGTCTATCCAGGTGGTTCCTGGCATGTGCAAAAACCATGGATATTTTGCAGTGTAAAAGACAAAAAACCAGTTGTTGATTATCAACCTAAAAAAATAATCATTAGGACACCGGATTAGTATTTTTAAACATCTACGAAATCCGGTTGTCCTTATTTTAAAGGAGGAAACAATTATGGAATTTATTGAGTTTAAAAAATATTGCAAGTATGTGCAAGGTCCAATAATATCAAAAGTAGAAACTTGCAAAAAAACATGTTTTGAATGTAATAAAAAAAATTGTCCTGCTGAGTTTAGAGAAGAAAAAAACATTTTACCGGATTCAAGAAATTGTGATAAAAGAAAAGAGAGGCATGATTTCAATTCAGAAACTATTTATTCTGATTGTTCACCTTGTGCTAATAAACCTTGTTCTTCAATATTTGGTTCTGATCTCTGTAGATATCATTATAATCCTAAAACCAATACACTCGGAGGAACCAAATGAGTAATCAAACCGCCTACATTCCAACAACCTTTGCGGATGCAAAACTAAGAGGAACAAAAACCCAAGCCAGTATAAATAATATCGAGTACACCGGATATTCCTATGAAGGTTATTTTTTCTACCATCTTAAAAGTATAGGATACACAAAAATCTTAATTAAGCACTGCAAAAATGTGCAGGAGGTACTGGAATAATGGCAAGAGAAAACGAAAATGTAAAATACCTTGGTGATGGTGTTTATGCTTTATTCAACGGGGATGGTGTAGTATTGCATAATAATGATCTTAATGATCCAACAGATCGAATATACCTTAAACCCAAGGTAATAGGAATGTTAAATACTGTATTCAAAGATTGGAAGGGGAAGGCATCCGATGGGAAGTAAACCAACTGGAATTAGTGGGAGCCGGGCAGCTACAATCCTGGGTTTAAATAGCTTTCAATCCAAATATGAATTATGGCAGTTGCTCATGGAAGAACAATATCCAGGATTCAATTCTCTCCAGGGCTATGTAATGCCGGAAAACCCGGATAATGCATCCATTCGGTGGGGAACTGCCTTTGAGGATTCAGTCGTTAAGCTGGCAGAGGATAAAGCCGAAATGAGAATAATAAATCGAGAAAAATTTGTTACACGCCATAGATTTAAGAGGAAATCTCTCAATAGAGTAGGATCAAATGGGGATGTATTAGTTTATGGTGACTTTATTACATGCCATATAGATGGCATTTATCAGGAAAAATCAAATATTATTAGATTACACGAAGGAAAAACCACCTCATACTGGCAATATCATGATACCTGGGGAGAACCTGGTACCGATAAAGTCCCTGCATACGTCCAGTGTCAAGTTCAGCATCAACTCCTATGCATCGGTGCAGAAAAATGCATAGTCTCAGTACTAGTATTTCCAAAGCGGCCCGATGAATGGGAAAATGAAGGGCGGGAAATAGTAAAACTCATTAAAGGTGATTATGAAATTCAAAAACATGATCCAACTTTGGAACCTACTTATATAAAACCTACAGAATGGGCTTCTGTCCTAGCTCAAATGGGATATTTTCACCAATATCCCATAACCGCAAATAAAGACCTGCATAAAGAGATGGTCGATGTCTACAAAGAATGGTGGCAAAAGCATATAATAGAAAAACAAGAACCAACCCCGGAAGAAGTAGACGATATGAAACGCTGCTTTCCTTCACCTGTAGGAAATATAATTGCAAGTGAAGAAATTGAAAGGCTATGCGCTGAGTACAAGGATATTGGAAAAGAAATATCAGGGACCGGAAGGCTTGGAAAAATGCGTAAAGAAGTAAAAGTGAAAATCCTGGACTGGATGCGAAAACAAGACAGCGTTATTGATAGCGATAGTAGAGAAAAAACTGTTTTATATGACAGAGCCGGAAAACGTCTTATATCCTGGAATGGGAAGGCGTTTAGATGAAAACCTAATGCCAGAAAATAATAGACAATAAAGGATTTGGGGCACCTGGATAATTATAAATGCACCGGGTGCCCCGTATTAAAATAAAGGAGGAAAAATCATGATAAAAGGATTAAACCCAAGGCTTGCCGAAATCGGAAAGATTAAAATTGGTGGGAAAAGCCCGGAAAAAAGAAAATCAAAAAAAGGTAATGACTATCAATTACCTGTTCGTTTCAACCATTTTGTTGTAACCACAACAGAAAAAGGGCCGGATAATAATTTTCTAATCAATCAAGAGATTATGAAAAAATTAGAAAAAGAACCCAAAGAAATATCAATCCGGCTTCCATTCGATTCCATAGATATGAATTTCTACACTCAATACGCATATTACCAGGGCAATAAATGCCTATGCAGTGGAAATGGAGAAACTGCAACCCGGGTTTATGATAGCGATAAAAAAGAACCAACATCAAAACATATTCCGTGTGATCCTAAAACATGCGAATTTATGAAATCCGAAAAATGTAAAGTATCCGGAATTCTTTCCTGCTTCCTTGCCTGCTCTATGGAAATCGGAGGTGTGTATAGAATGCGAACTCATTCCTGGAATAGTGTTTCAAGTATTACTGCTGCCCTTGAATATTTTTCCCAACAAACCAATGGTGTTTTAATGGGATTGCCATTAAAACTAAAACTGATTAAAAAAGCTACTCAGGATCATGGTAATGTACAATTTGCAACAATAGTACTGGATGGAATTCAATTTCTGGAAATGCGAAAACTTGCAGCAGCAGAGTATAAAAACAGGATGGAACTAGGAATCAACATGAAACAAATTGAAAGCAGAGCAAAGGAGGCCGGGTTCCTGAATGATACTGATGAACCAAAGGACATACAGGAAGAATTCTACCCCATAGAAGAACCGGAAGTAATAATACAACCTGAAAAAGGAGTAACTCCTGACCAGGTAAAAGAAAAGGTGAAAAAGGCAAAAGAAAAACCACCAGAACCAGAGCCTGAACCGGAAGAGAAAGAGACAGAAAAAGAACCACAGGATTTATTTTAAATGCTAGAATATATGATACAGCAGAGGGATAATCTCTTTCGTGACTGACACAAAAGCCTTAAAACCAAGATTAAAAGAATACCTCACCCATAAAGGAATCCAAATAGTACAGAAAAACGGTGCGGCCCGGATACACTGCCCTGCACCGGATCATACGGATAATGAAGAGACGGCAGTAGTTTATGCGCCTGGAGCTAAGAATAATTATAATATATGGTGTGCTGTATGTGGCACAAGTTGGGATATTTTCGAAGTCGCGGGCTTATTGTGTGGATTACAATCCTTCCCGGAAAAAGTGAATGAAGTAAAAAAGGCATTTGGAATAGAAATAGAAAAAACGAATGAAAAAAAGTATAAAGCAATACCTTATGAACAAGCAAAAAAAGAATTTACCACTAAAAGATTGCTGCAAATATGTGAATTTGTAGGTGAAAATGTATCAAAAAATCGTGGTGATGACCCAGTCCTGTGCGGATCAGCAGCGCAACAGCTGGCATGGGGCGATACAATCACTGGAGCCTGGCCATATTTGAATGAAGACGGCCTTTTTGAGCTATTAGATGTAAGATTTGAAGGGGCAGGAAAAAAAACGGTAATGTCCTTCTACTGGACCGGAAAAAGTGTTGCCTGCTCAAAATATCCAATTTTGCTATATAATCGAGATAAATTATATAAAAATCCTACAGTTCCCAGGATGATTCACGAAGGTGCAAAATGTGCAAAAATAGCAGAGGAAAAACTACCAACCTTCATTCACACAACTTGGAACGGAGGCGGAGCAAAAGCGAAACAAGTATTTTTTGCACCACTCGGAACAAGAGCACAAATATATATATACCCGGATGATGACCAGAAAAAAGACAATGTTGGAAACATGAAATCACCTCCACAGCAACCAGGAATAAAAACGGGTATAACTGTAAAACAAAGAATAAAAAAACAACTAGGAATTGATGCAAAACTTATACAGCCATACCCAAAAGCCCGCGAAATTAAACAAGACGGTGCTGATATTGTCGAAGCTCTCCAGGTAGCAACACCAGAAGAACTGACAGAATATATAATTTCATCACCAGAAATGGAGCCATCGGGACCGGAAAAAACTGTTTCGCCTCCTTTGAGAAATAATCCGGTTGATGGTGGCTCCGTTTCTGGTGATGAAATCCCTTTCAGAATCCTGGGTATGGCAGACGATAAACAAGCTTATTATATGAGTTACGCTAAAATACTCATGAATACAAATCTAACGTCCTTATCAAAAGGATTTTTAAAAGTATTAGCCCCTTTATCTTTTTGGAAAAATGGATTTCAACACGATTTTAAGATGACCACCGATTCATGGGACCAAGCAACAGACTGGTTAATTCAAAGTACAGTATTTACAAAATTTAATATTAAAAGAATTTTAGGACGTGGAGCCTGGAAAAATAAAGATGGTTCTTTTTGTTATTGGGATGGTGAAACGTTAATTGGACAAGCTGATCCCGAAAAAATATTTGAGCAAAAAAGTAGAAAGGATTTAGGAATAAAAGATAAACCGGCATCCAGTGATCTATGCAAAGAAATATTCGAAGTAGTTAAACAAATGACTTTTGAAACTGATACAGATTGTATATATCTTATGGCCTGGAGTGCTTTGTCTTGGGTTTCAGGAGTACTTACATATAGACCACCAATTTTGATGACTGGAGAATCACAAACAGGAAAAACGGCTATCTTTGAAAGAATAGCAAGACCTCTGTCCTTAAGTTATGAACTTACGGGAACGGAAAGCTCCCCTGCTGGATGTCGTCAAGAAAATGGTAACAATTCGGAAGGAATAATAGTAGAAGAGGCTGATGGAAAAAGCATCAAGGATAGGGAAAAGAGAGAAGCTTTTTTATCCTTGATGCGAGTTAGTTTCTGCGAAACTGCCCCGGATGGATACAAGGGAACACCAGGACATAAGGCAATTTCTTTTAGAATGAAAAGTATGTTTATGTTTATTTCTATTGATCCAGTTGTCGGAGATGTGGCAGACGACAAACGACTTTTCATAGTAAATCTAATTAAAAAAGATAATGATTGGAAAAGTATTAAAAAAAATATAGATAGGTTATTAACTGAAAAAAATTGTCGTGCGATCCGAGCAAGAACATGGAGTAAGCTACATGAAATTATAGAACTTGCAGAAAAAATTGGATCAATTCTGCAAGAAAAAATAAAACTCGAATCACGTAGGAGTAGGGCAGAAGGTTTATTAATTGCTGCATATTATTATATATGGTTTGGAGCTGATGAAATCAACCTTAAAGATGTGAATAATATAATAGATAGCATGTATACAGCAAGACCTGCAGAAGAGGTCCGAAATGAGGCGGATGAAATAATCACCCGCCTATTAGATGAATCGGTGCCGGTCGATGGGTATAAAAATAAAATGACACTCCGAGAAATAATTCAATCCATTTATACATGCAGAAAATTAACCGGAGTAGATAGTGACTCCGAAGGAAAAGAAATCCTATCTGTAAAAGATGTTCAAAATCTAAAAAATATTGCAGGACGTTATGGCCTGACTGTTTTTAATGGTGATCTGGCAATTGTAAAAAATCACCATGAGATAAAAAAAATCATAAATATGGGTACTGGATATGCAAGACATCTTACAAGACACCCAGGATGCACCGAAAAATCATATCCAGTATTTATATCCGGCAAAACTAGAGTTTGTGTAATTATTGCCGGTGTGATTGACGATATACCATTTTAAAAGGAAGGATTTATTTTGAGTGAATTAATTGATTGTATAGAAGGAAAAGGAATAAAAGAAATAAAAAGATTATTTTTTGTTATAAATTCTATTAACTTATGTAAATTGCCATATCCAGGACATAAAAATGGTTGCCCGAATGTCGGTAAATCCCAACAGTGTCCACCTAATTCAATTAGATTAGAAAAAAAATATAATTTATCAGCACATTGTTATTTTGTTTATATTAAATTCAATATAGAAAAACAAGAAAAAAGAATGTTAAAATTACATCCAAAATGGACAAAAAAACAAGCGAGATGTTTGCTTTTTTGGCAACCATCAATAAAAAAGATTTTAGAAGAAATGTGTCAAGATATTATATTACAATTAGGAAGTTCGGGAGTGGACCAAAAAGGAAACTTTTACACTAATACAGGAGAAGAAAAGCATTTATGTTATGAATTAATACCGGAGGCTATGGGATTACATGTTTTTACAACTGCACATAATATCGGAATTCCTAGTAAAAGAAATTATTCTAAACAGACATATATTTATAAAATCGCCTTTATAGGAGAATTGAATGCAATCAATATCGATTGATGAAAAAATAAATACTCTTAAAGAAAAATTAAATAAAACTATGGGTACTGAGTGTGCAGTATATACCCGGATAGTAGGTTATTATAGACCAGTTAAAAACTGGAATAAAGGCAAGCGTTCCGAATATGATAAGAGAAAACCATTTACAGTCAAGGAGAAAAATCATGAATAAAATATTAAGAGATTTATTAAATAAATATCCAAATGCTGAAATTGTACCTTTTACTTCGGATGATATAGCAGATGATTGCGGAATGTATTTTCAAGGGAAAACAAAAGAAGCTTATTATGGTAAATATTGGGAATACGACGGTGGTAGTTATTTAGATAAATCATATCTAATAGATGATAAAGAAATTGATGAAGATGATCCTGAAATAATAGAAAAAGAAGGAATTATTTTATTAATTGATATAATTTGACAGGAGAAAACTATGAGTAGCAAACAAGATAAGAAAAAACGCAAAATATGGAAAAGAAATATGGCAGCTCTTGCAGGTAATGATTTTAGAAAATATATACAAGAAATGGATATGAAATTAAAAATTAAAGATAGAATTATTATAGGTCTTATTGTTGTAATTTTAATATGTTTTATAATTATAAGCATATTATTTTTTCATATTTAAAGGAGGAAAAAATGAAATTAACCAGGGAAGATAGGCTTGTAATTGCAAACAAGTTTATTAAAATTATTTCAGATCATGGCAGGAGATTTTTTTATTATGATAAAGAAAATAGAGTAGGATATCTTAAAATTAAGGATGGATTGGTTTATTATGTATCTGAATATTCAGGAAATGAAATAAATTTCAGTCAGTCTCTTCATAATATTGCAAGAAAGTTTTCGCATGGCAGCACATTAAGAGCACTTATGATAGCACTTAGAAAATATATTCAAGGCAAAGGAAAACTTCCTATAAACCATTTAGGACCATGGAATAAAAATATAGTTGATGATGGTGATTTATGGGGATATGGAAAAGAAGAAATGGAAAAAGTAAGGAAGGAGTGTAGGGAACTCCAGGAGGTAAAGCATGTTTAAATTAAAAATATCGATATATATGAAAAGTGGAAATGTTATTTATTTTTGGGCAAATAAATTTAAATATACAAAATTAAGTAATCCGGAAAGAATGATTGAGTGGGTTGGTACAAATTTTAATAGTATGACTATAGATGTTTGCGAAATAGAAGCTATCATTGTAAAAAAATGGTATCAGGCATGGGGATAAAATAAAATGACCGAAGAAGAAGAAGAAGTAAAACAAGAAATTAAAGAAAAGTATAAAGACACTTATCCAAATGTAATTTATAATTTAGTTAAAAAAATCAAAAGGCTTGAAGAAAAATTAGTAAATCAGGAGTCGGAATAATGCCGTTATATCCGCATCAAAATAGAGTAGTTGGAAAAGCAAGAAAAAAACTACGTATCTGTAACAACTTGCTTTTTCAACTTCCCACAGGAGGCGGTAAAACTGCAATAGTTGCAGAGATTTTTTTCCAGGCGTTAAAGAGAAAAAATAAGTGTTGGTTCATGGTTCCCCGGAATGAACTGCTAAACCAAGGATCAAGCCATTTCACAAAATGGAATGTTCCACATGCAATAATAGGTAATGGCCGGAATGAATGTACAGCATTTGATGCTCATGTGGTATCGAGACAAACCCTAACCCGGAGATATGGAAAAATAAAAGTATGGCCTGATTTGCTGGCAATAGATGAGGCCCACATTGCAGTTTTGAGACAAATAGAAATTATTAACTTATGTAATAAAGAAAGAGCCAAAATCGGAAAACCACCTACAAAAGTAGTAGGCCTCTCAGCAACCCCGGAATTATTATCCGGACTAGGTCTACATGTTAATGGAGGTGGTCCTTATGAGGATATAGTATATGGTGAATCCATCCCATCCCTGACAGCCCTTGGTTACCTCTCTCCCCTACGTTATTTCCGACCACCACCACCTGAAGGAATATCAGATTTGCACCGAAAAGGCACGGAATTTGATGCTGAAGAACTTGATAAGCTCCTTACAAAAAGAAAAGTTTACGGGGATGTGATAGAGCACTATAGGAAAAACGGAGTTGTAAAAAAGACATCCTATTCAGTTCCTGGCAGTCCCACAATTCAAACAAATAAAAATTTCAATAAAGGAAAACCAGCTCTAATTTTTTTACGGACCGTGAAAGCAGCTCATGAAATGGCCCAACAGTTTAATAATGCAGGATTTAAATTCTTTTGTATCGAAGGAGAAATGAAAAAAGGGGAAATTAAAACTCTCATACAAGCACACCGGAATGGTGAAATAGACGGTCTTACCGGTTGTGATCTTCCAACCTATGGCCTTGATATTCCCCGCTTAGAATATCTTGCAACACTAAGACCCACCCTATCCAGAGCCCTATATTTCCAGATGGTAGGCCGTGGCTTGCGTCCATTCGAGGAAAGATACTGTAACCACTGCCAAAGGTTATACTATGGCTTTACGTGCCCACAGTGCCGCTTAGAAGGCAGTCTTGTATATAAGAAAGAAGAGACTCTTTTTTTCGATCACGTCGGCCTGATAGATGAACACTATCACCCGGATCATCCCGGAATACCTCTTTTCTATCTGGATGATATTGAATGGAATTTCTATGGGACAAAAAAACGGGAAAGGATGAAAAAGCCTGATAGGACTGTTAACTGTCCATATATTGATTATATGCTGTGTGGAAAAAAAACATGTGCCGGGTGTAAGTTTCTCCCAGGGAATGCGGTTGCGCAAACTCCAAAGATTGAAATCATTAATACAGAATTAGTCGAATCAGAAAAATTAATTACTTTTAGCAGCAGGCCCCCGGAAGAACAAAAAGAATATACAGAACGAATCGCTCAAAATATTCAGGAATATGTTAATAGTAATGGAAGCGCTGCCCCTGGTCCAGTTGAAAAATTATTGAAAATAGCAGAAGAACTTGGAAGGTCTGCAATGTGGGTTTATCACGTTCTGACAAAAGCGAAAATAATACCAGCCCAACAGCAAGAAAAAAATAAAGCAATCGATATACCTTTATTATACATAATTGCAAAAATTAAAAATTATAAAAAAGGTTGGGTTTGGTTTAAGAGAAATGAACTTGAAAGGAAGGTTAAGTAATGCCATTTTTTCAGTGTACTGAGTGCGGTAATGAAAGAGAATTAAAACACTTTGAAAAATGTTCTAAGTGTGGTAAAATATTTTGTAAGTTTTGTATGGACTGGATAAAGAATAAATGGTTTTGTCCTACATGCACTACTGATTCAGAATTTAAACACAATTGGAGGATTAAATGAATAAAGATAATTCAATAAATGGATTGGGGAATGATCCATTAGATCATGAATAAGGAGGAATTTTAAAATGGCTGATTATATTTGTCCTAAATGCAAATCAAAACAAGCATTATGCAATGTGTTTGTTGGTGGTTCTCAGTGGGATGATTACCCCTATGAGGAAGGAAAAAAAGAACCGGTCCTGTATAAAGATGGCAGATTAAATGAAGAACCAAATATTTTTTTAAATATTTGTATGGTAGTTTGTCCGGACTGCAATTATTCAGAATGGTTATCAATTGAAGAAGCAAATTATAAAATACAAAATATTTATAATCATACAATTCTTAATCCGGGGGAAAAAAAATGAAGAATATAAACAAAGGAATTGCAATTATTTTTGTGCTAACAGGAAGTATAATAATATTTTGTTTAATTTTGGATATTATAGAAAATAAGAAAATAGAATTTCCTGAAATAAAAAAAACCACAATTGAAGAAATGACAGAGGATAATGAATCAAATATACTTGAAACTATATATTTTGAACAAGAAAAAGGAATATATAAAATTAAAGATATTTATGGTAAAACTATTGATAGTTTTTATGGTGTTTTTGATTATACTCTTAGCGGTCCGATTGCTGGCAGGATATGCAGCAAGGATACGGTTAAGACAAAATCAAAAGACACACAAATAATAATCAATATCACAAGGATTTATTATTTAGTCCCAAACGGAAATATCGAAATCAATCCGAGTGAGGAAAAATAATGATAATACAATTCTTAAATTATATGGAGGTAAAGGCAACTATGGCAAAGAAAAGAATTGAAATACTAAACGATAAAATATGGCAATTTTGTGAGAGAAAATCAATATTTGGAAAGAGTAAATACTTAAAAGCAACAGAAGAATTTATAAAAAAGTATGGAGGTTTAAATTTTAAAAATTGTAACTACCGGGAAGGTGCATACTTCACTACAAAATTCGGATACACAGCTTATGCCGGAAAGGATTGGGATTTACCTGGAATACACAAGGGAACTGATAGAGGTCGCGGAGAAATAATCTGTCCTTTCGATTTTCCTAAATCAGGATTCAGGGATTGGAATGATAAGTGGTGGGGCTCTGATATTTATCTTTATCATCCTTTAGGTTTTAGATTTAGGATATGTCATATGTATCCAGATAAAATTAAAATCATGGATAAATTAAAAAATAGAAGTCCAATTAATGCTGATGAAGATATAGGACCGACCGGAAATTATGGAAATAGCTTTGGTGCTCATTCCCATACTGAACCTGAATCATGGGGAATAAATGGTGAGTGGCTTGAAACTTGTCTTGCCCTGGATTATATATTATTCCTGAAATATCACGATTCATCTTTTATAGAATTTACATATATTAATGTACTTGAAATAGCCCGGAAGGAATGCAAAGGTGTGAAAGACTGGACTGATAAAATGATCCTTGATGATTATGATAGACTTCTAAGAAAAAAATCAATCGTATTTCTGAATAAATATAAAATGGTTATTGCGTGTAGGAATGGAAAATTGACAACTCTGTATAATTCCAGGGCTGTTTTTAATATGTAGTGGAGGTAATGATGCTTGATGATTATGCAGAAAAAGATTTGTTATCTTTATCCAAATCTGGAATAAAAGGTGATGAATTGGGAAAAATCCTCAAAGATAAATTACCAATAATTTTTGAACCAAATCCACCACCACCATTAAGTATTAAATTATTTAAATAAAGGAGAAATTAAATTGGAAAATAGCGAAATAACAAAAGAAGTAAAAGAGTATACACTTGATAAAATGGAAGTTGAGAAAATAATATTAAAACATTATGATATTATTCCCACTAATTATTGTAAATGTGCTTTTAACTGGGAAATTCCAAATGATGGTGAGTTTAATATATCGGGAGTATCTTTAATTACTGAAAGAGTAATTGTGGAAAAAATGATTACTTAAACCTAATGAGTTTAAACCCCCCTGATTCCTGTTCTTTGACAATCCAATAATTAGCGCCCTGGGCAGTTAATGATTTTGCTACTCTAATTTGATTTGGTTTCATTTTATCTTTAAGGGTTTTAACCTCAAAGAACCAAACCGTAAAATATCCGTTTTCATTCCCAAAACTGAAAAAATCAGCACCACCACCACCGACTTTTTGTTTTTTTCCAAGTAGTGGGGCAGGGATACCATAAGGAACAACCTGTCCCGGATACCTGGCAACCCCGGTCCGGTTGGCATATATCCGCCTTTCCGGCCATTTTTCCTGATGATATTGCTTAAATTCTTCCAATAATTCCGCATGAGTCATACAAAAAATATATCATTTTTTTTAATTTTTTTCAATAAAAAGCTTGACAATACTCCGACTATGTGGTATATTAGTATTAGAGAGTGTGTGACATTCAGAAATTAAAGATTAAGGAGAGGGATTATGAGTAAATTAACAGGAACTGAAATAAAAAAAGCGCAGGCTATAGACAGCCTTAAAAAGTTCAATATTGATTTTCTAAAAACAATGAAAGAACTTGTTGAGGATGAAGATAATGATGGAATTGATGCGCTTAACTATTTGAAAAAAGAACTTGATGCATTAGTATCCGCAGAAGCTATTCTTTGGATATGCGACTGGATTGATGTTGAAGATTATGGATATTGTGATGACTATAGGAAAGGACATGGTGCTATTGCCATAAGGAATGCAAAAGCTCTTGAAAACCCTGGATGGAATTAAGCAAAACATAAACCACACCGGGCCGTATGGCCCGGTTAAAATAAGATTAAGGAGAGGGATTGAGTATGAAGACATTAAAAGGAAAAGAAAAAAGCATTTGCGAAATAGCAGATAAATTACAAGAAGGAAAAGTATATATTGCCATCTTAAAAGATGGGGATAAAATAAGAGTGTTGAAAAATAGTCAAGAAGATATTGATACACATACAACGGGCATTCTAACAACATGGAAATATTACGAAAACCTTAACATTGAAGAATGGAGTTTTCAAGATATAAGTTCTTATATATTATCTTTTGAGCCTGCTTTTATCCAAGAAAAAGAATATAAGGACTATGAAGACCTGGAAGAAAATGATCTATGGAAACCGGAATGCAAGGATATTGTCCTTAAGGGACCAGAAGGAATCCTTGTTGATTCGACCGAAAATCAGGATTACAATTATGTTGTGCCAGATGAAACATTGCCGGAATGTTTCTGGGACTAAGAAAATACCGGAGGGGAATACGTAACCCCCCCCACTTACTCGACTGCCTCACGGGGCAGTTGGGCAAGTGCCGGGAAACCGGAAAATAAATTATTGGAGGGAAATTATGAAAACTATATTATTTTGTGGAATATGTCTTATAGGATTAAGTATGGTTGGTTTATTCTTAAGGTTAACTTTTTCACGGCTAATCTTAAGGGTAAAGTATACAAGCAAAGAAGACTATGCAGTATATGATGAGGAAGGAAATATAACAGGGTATTTTGTAAGTGATTCAATTCTTGATGATATGAATGGCGGAAATGCTCATACAGAAGAAAGCAGAGACCTGTTTTGCAAGAAAATACGTGCAAAAAAATTAGTATATGTCGATAATCCTACTTCTATGTTTGGAGAGTATGAAATAATATTTTAAGAAGAAATCGCACAGGGGACCTTGCGTCCCCCTGCTATCCGGGCGCTCTGCGGAGCTCCTGGATAGCAGAAGCCGAAAAATAATGATAAGGAGAGGGAATATGAAAACATACAAAGCAATAGTATACCAGCAAGGCAGCGACTGGATATTATCAGATAATGGAGCAATTGAACCATTACCATGGCACATTAAGACGAAAAAACAGGTAAGGGAATTCTTAAAATCCCGCCTGAAGGATACATGCCCAGGGCAAAAATTGCGGATAACCTGGGCATAATAACCAACACCGGGCATGAGCCCGACAAATAGTCGGTGGACTTACGCAGAGGAGAGGAATTATGAAGAAATTATTTTTTGATGAAGTTCTATTTTTAGTCGGCGGTATTTTTTCTCACGAACAGGCGTATATAATACCAAGAAGGCCTGTTTTGAGTTTCTCTGAGTTTTGCGAGAAGCAAATTCAGAATTATGAGGAGCAAGAAGATTCCGGAATTCCTTTTGAAAATTATGTCAAAAGGAATTCCAGCGGCAAATATAAAATAATCCTCGGCAGTGCCGGTTTTTCGCTGAGAGAGGAAGGATTATTTTTTGAGGAAAAACCAGCTTGCAAGAAAGATATTGAAAATACTATTAATATCAGAATCAATAATATAATGGAAACCTGTATGTCAAAGCAGAAACCTGCTTGCACAATAAGCGATTACTCGATCAAAGCATATAATACTCTATTGCTTTGGTTTTCTATTATACAAGATGGGAAAATATTATAAGTATCCGGGTAACCGGGAAAAATAAATTTACTGGAGAGTAAATATGAAAACCAATTATAAACCAAGAAAAACATGGATTCGTAAAGATAGTGTGCCTTCTGTTGCTACCTTTTACCTTATTCCAGTAGATATGCGGCGAGAAAAAAAGATAGTAATGAGAGGATCAGTGGTTACTATTTCCTACGCCAAAGAGTGGGAAATAAGAAAATAAATTATTGGAGGGTAAATATGAAGATAAATAAAATAGAGTATGTACCTGAAATACATACCGATTCAGAAGGATATAAAGTACCAGGCTACATAGAATTTAAGGCCGATTCAGGAACGGCCAAAATAAACGCTCTGTGGTTTGAGGAAAAGAAGGAAAAAACTATGAAAAGAGTTGTATTATTGAATACAAGTATTATCACAAGTGAGGGATATTTCGCTTATAGAAAAAGCTCCCTTGATGAAGCTAAAGAATTATTACAAGGTACAGAAATGTTATCAGCTATAGGACACCAGAGCACCGCTGCCATATTGACCGAATTACTTAGTATAGAAGTGCCGGTTAACAGGATTACATTTTCACAGGAAGAAAATGATATCTGTATAGTGTTTAAGCTGAGAGGCAGACCACGGGAAGGAAAAATCTTTACCATAGAAGAAATTGAAACTATTGGTTATGATTTCTTTTTGTTAACGAAAGAGAATAATTAGTTTTTCTCCACTTACTCGATCGCCTCAAGGGGCGGTTGGGCGAGTGCCAGGAAACCGGAAACAGTCGGCGGACATACGCAGGGAGAGGAAAATGAGAAGACTAAAACAAGTACAAAGAAAATTACAATCCTTCATGGATAGTACATATAAGACTATCCAATTTAAAAACGAAAAATATATATTGAGTGGTATGAACTCTCAGTATATTTCGCATCAATCTTGTGAAATATCGAGGGGCCATCATCATGATGAGATAATTATAATTGATGAATATCTCATCATTAAAAAGACAAAAGACCCAGAAAAAGAAGATGCGTCCGGATTTGATCAGGAACGTGAGGAAAAAAATAGAACAGTTTGCAGAATTCCTGCATTTTGGGTCAAAGAGGCTCTAATAAGTACAGGTCTTTTTGGAATATTCGGATTACCAAAATGGCTTGATACTGATTATGTATATGCTTATCTACCTAATAAATTTCGCGAATATGATGAAGAAGGAAGTCCCGTGTGGTTTCCTGGAAAAGTTGAGTTAGCTCAGATCACCCCTGTAGTTTTTTCATTCGTAAATACGGAAAAAGCAGAGAAAGAAAATAATTAAACCATTTTGTTTACAGCGACGATATGGTTTATAATGTCGGCAGACATACGCAGAGGAGAGGAAATTATGGATAAATTAAAATCAATAAAAATTACATCGAGAGAGGCAAGGAGTAGAGCTAATAAAGCTAATGATCCAATTCATCAGGCATTTTATTATAGGGTAGCAATAGATAATTATTGCGCTCCCCATGAATCCGGAATACAGAAAATTGATTATGACAATCTTATAGAATGCTATAATGATTGCATAAGAAAAATCAACAATAAAGGAGGTGAAGTTTGAACTTTGATGAACAATTAAAACAATATAGAAAAAAACTTGGATTATCACAGGAAAAAATGGCTAATTTTCTGGAAATAAATATAAAAACATATCAATCATGGGAACAGGGATTGAGAAAACCTATAGCCGTTTACAGGAAAATGATTATAGGTAAAATTGAAGATAAATTTGAGGTAAAAGATGCTTAAATATGCAGTTTGGGGAAATGAAAAAATGATACCTCTCCAGGTAGCAAACAGATTAGAATTATTATTTAATGAATGCGTAATGTGTTCAGATGGAGAAATAGAAGCTAATAATATAGCACAAATTAATAATATCACAGTTATAGGACCAGAAGAAAATTGTGATATATGCCGTGGTGTTTCGGATGAATTAACAGTATGGCATCAATCTGGTTCTATAGTAGGAGATGGAAACTTTTTAATATGTCCTTATTGCTTCAATTCTTTAACGGCTATTTTTTATAATAATAATGGCACTAAAGAAAATATAAGGAGAGAAAGGCCGGATAACTCCGGTCTATTCATATTTTTTTTCAATTATTTCAACCTGTTCTTTGTACCATTTTTGAGCTTCATTAAATGCTTTTGTAGATTTAATCCCCTGTATTTCTAAACTGGCTTTTTTATTTGCTGCTATAATTGCAGCAGAATCAATAGCAATTTTCTTTTCATTTTTCTTTTCTTTAGGACCTAATAAATCAATACGGTCTTTTTCGTTCTGTTCTCCAATTTCGTTTTTTTCTTCATCTGTTAAATCCTGATAAATTTTGGATCCAATTTTAGGAACTTCTCCGAGTAGACATTCATAAGCTATCCATTTATCCTTTTTGAGAAAATAATTAATCCCGGTCCAGTTATCAATAATTTTTCCATCAATATCCATTAATTGTCTTTTCTTTAAATTATTGGATATTCCTTTGAGGGTTTCAATTTCTTTATCAGTTTTTATTATTTCATTTTTAGCAGGTTCAAAATATACAGCTTTTTCAATTATTAACTTATCTATTTTTATTTTATTATTTTTTTCGAGATTTGATATTTCTTCTAAACAATCTTTTTTTTGTTCTAAATAATTATTAAATTGTTTTTCTTCCTGTCTATCTTTTATGTAACCTTTTTTTCTAATTTCTTGTATTTGCTTATTTAAAATATTTATTTGTCTATTTAAATCTTTAATACGCTTAACATCTTCATCTTTGGCCATTAATTTTTTTATTGTTTTTTGTGTTTCTATTAGATCAATAGAAAGTTTTCTATATCCAATTATTATTTTATACCCGTTAATTTCTCTAAATAAAACAGTCTGCATATTTACCTCCTTTTAATATCTTATACCAAATTTAGTTGCAATATTAACCATACGTGTTTCTGTTGCTGTATTAACAGCAAGTGACGCATCTAATAATAATTTTTGTCTGGCTGCGGTATCGGTGGTAGTTGTAAATCGATTTGGAATACTAGTTCCTGCTGCTATTGATAAAGCTCCGGCGGAATTTCCAAGTGCTGATCCTGTTAGGCATCCTAGTATCTGTACTTCGGCTGTTATATTTTCAATTGCAAAATTCTGAATACTTCCCACATCACGACTCGCCCCGTCCGGGTCCACACTGGCAGCCACATCAAGCCCCCTAAGCACATATCCCCTGGTGTCGGGAAGAATTAAATATATCCCTGCAATATTACGTACAGCTCCACCGGCATCATTAGCACGATAAAAAGCTGATGCTGTTGGATTATTCACGTCACCAACATAAACAGCCTGATCAAGTTCTGGATAATTAGCTCTTAATATTCCCTGGCCATTAAGCAGCAGCACCCGATCACCACTGACAGCCGGATCAACACTCTTCCACCAGATCACACCTTCCCCGGGGGAACCAGATATTTTTCTAATTGCATCCAAAATCTGAGAAGTACCGGGAGCCTCAGTTACATTATCCGGAGTAAGTCCAGCCGCATCAAGTAAGGCCTGAGTAATACCCCATAGATTGTCCCCATAAGGTTTTGTCAATTCAGTTCCATCTCCGGTACCGGCACCTGTAGCATTCACTGTTTTTGTATTTGGAAAATTTACACCGTCTGTATTTACAAAAGTATTTTTATAATTTATCAATTTTTTCCTCCTAAATATACGTTATAATCATTCCGGCCCAAGTAAAAACCGGCTTATATGATAAAATTATGTTTTCAAATTCCTGTCTTCTCTGCGATAATATTTCAGCACTTTCAATAGATACCAATTCACCGCTACCTCCACGTACGGCAGGACCTCCTACGAAAAAAATAAAAGGCCATGCATCTGGATTAGTGGGTATATTATATGTTTTTTCTTTCCTTATAAGCCCTATAAAAAAACCTATAACCGCATTAGGATCACCAATAAAAGCATTAAGCGGATCACCTAAACCCAAATAAGCAGGCCTGCGCGTATAAATAGGACCATTAACTAATAAATATCCTCCAGCGCGTCCAAAATAAGCATTAGGATCACCGATAAAAGCATTAAGTGGATCACCTAAAACGAGTTGGAAATTTTGATCAAGTAAAATAGCCGGATCAATAGCAGGAGAATTTGAATGTACTAAAACATCAAAGCCTGCCCGTTGTAAAGCATTTTGAAGATTATCCTTACTACCGGTTCCACTTCGTTCATATATTTTTGTTGCAAGTTGTGCAATTCTGTCCTCTGTAGAAATATTATCTTTTGTAATGATTCCATATTCCTTTTCAAGATCGGATAAAATTGGTGTTCTATAAGGATCACGGATAAATGCCAATTGCTCCAAAGCAATTCTTATAGTTTCAATACCTCCTGAAATTCCATCAAGAAAAAGATCAAAATCTCCGCCTGACTTTGGTTCCCATAGGGGACCATCCGGGAGTAATGAATTTAGAAGTGATCTTGAAATATTAGGTTGTGACATAAGAAACTCCGCCCGATTTTGTTTTTTCTCCTGGAAGAAGGGTATAAGCAGAAATAAAACTACCTGGAGCTAATCCAAACCCTACACCTTGAGCAGACCCACCATAAGCCTTAACTATTCCTTGCACTATGCATGATACTGATGGATCCGTTATAGTATCATTTCTATCAATTTCAGAATCCAAACCTGGAATAAATGGCCTCAAATCTGAAAAATACAAAGCCATTGCAATATCAATATCATTTTTCACTTGCGCTTCCAGACTTGGATCAACTATAAGATTAATAATTCGCACAAAAATTGAAGTCATAGAAATTGAAACAACAAATAAAGTATCATTAATAAGTCCTAATGGTTGATTTGCAATCCCGGTATTTAAATTTGTAATAATTGCTGCTTCTACTTCATCGAGTAGACTCTGCGGTGCAATTCCATCAGGATCAATTTTTTTTTCAGCTTCGACATAAACCGTTCGTTCCGGTGGTACACTGGAGCCATCATCTATTTCAAGGTCTGTAGGATTTCCACTATAAGGATAAGCTCTTTCAACACCAGCCACACTTTCCGACCATTTTCTATAATCAGCTACATTTCCGCCACCGCTGGGTGTTCTAATTTCATCGAGAATTCGACGCCTATAAGCCGGATCAGTCTCACCTTCTGCCCCGGTATTAACTATTGCTGTCACTGTTGCAGTTCTTTGAGCTCCTGGAATTTGTGTGTCTATTTCCATAATATCGCTGATATTTAGATTACCAGAAGTTCCGGTTTCCTCACATCTAACATCGTGAACCGCAAACCCGCCCACCGCTATTGCCTGGGTAGTAGGAAAATATTGTAATCCATTCGGTTCTGCAGTATATATTGCGGTTACCGGAATGATCGTTCCATTCGTTGCCGGAAGTGAAACCGTGACTATTGCTGATTCCGATGGTTTTCTTATAACTCCATAATTAATACCTATCTGGTCCAGATCAACACCAGTAGCAGTAAGAGCAAGATTTTGCAGAGCCCTTTCCGCTGCGTACTTGTATAATGATGTATAAGCAAGAGCATTCATAATCGCAATTACATTATTATAAGCAATATCAGCAGCAGGTGTATTCTGATTTAATGAACTTTCAAGATTTGCAATATCCTGGTCAACTATTTCTTGTGTTGTTGGTATTTGTATTGGCATTCTTATTCTCTCCTATAAGCCGGATCATTAGCTTGTGCAATCCAGTTTCCCCAATTTTTCGATAATATAAGTTTCTGTATATCCTGCCCTGGTGGTTCTATAACATTTTCGATATTCAAAAAACTACTTTCCGGATTTGTTACTGTTGATTTCACTTTTCCAAAAGCCTGATTTCTCAAAGCATTTTCCGCTGCCTGTCTGATATCATTAAGCTTATTAATTGTAATAGCACCTTGGGCAGTATCCAGAAAAGTACTACCGATCTTTTTTCCTGGAGGTAAAAAAACATTTCCACACCAACCTGGTTTTGTCAATAATTGAATATTTACCTGGTTCTCAAATCCCCGGTCCATTACTGGCTGCCCTCCCTTATAGGAAAAATAGCTCCCATTTTCATCAAGAAAAATCCTTGGATCACCCTGGTATCGTTCATCACCCATTATTTTACCTTCACCTCATCTATTTTGGCGCCTGAAATATCAACCGATGTTCCAGGCCATGTTCCACCAACCGCCGTAAATGCAATTCCAAGTTTTGTATTTAAATCCGTTAAAAAAGCCTGTAAAGCCGTATTAAGCGCATTAAACCGGACCGCGAAATCAGTATTCCCGTTAATTTCTATAATACCACTTTTTAGCATGGCTACAAAAGCCTTTACGACTCCTGAATCCTGCGAATAAATCCTTTTTTCCCCGTCCTGCATAATTGGAGTAATATTATCACTGACAGCAATTCCAATTTTCCATGCAGGCCCTACCTCTAAAATTGCAACCCTGGAATCCAGAGCAGGAACAGAATCATCCCCTGGATTATTCATCAATTCCACTGTCTGTATATCAGTCTTATCAGTAATCCGGACCTGGAGAAGTACCACATCTTTAGTTCCGGTCTTATTTTTTCCTATTTCATACCCTGTTACTATTCCGGTTGTCACTTAACCCTCCACGGATCAACAATTTTTCCCCCGGTGTAAACCTCTTCAGGCACTATATTTATAATCGCTTGGGTTCCAGATGACTCAAAAACAAACTCAACCGAGCGGATCAGCAAGGTTACACCAGGTGCAGGAAGATCAAGAGTCTCTGAAATGATAGTAATTGAATTATTGGGCTTCCATAATTTTCCATTCGGTGCATACCATGATGAAACTGGAATTGACATCATGAGTATATCAGCAAGCATTTTTGATCGTTTCCAGTCCGCTGCTCTCTGAATGTCCCCTGGAGTTGTGTCATTTGCCGAAAAAGTAAATAGTCTGGACTTAGGAATATTATCATCAACTGCAACTGCCGTTTGTGCATCAGCTCCAGGGGATTGTCCTATGGCCTTATATGTATGAAAGCGCCGGCGCCCATCATAATTAGCGGTCCAAGAAAGTGCTAAAGGCTGCCCTTCTTCCAGAGTTCCCATATTTTCACCACTTCCGGCCTGGAAAAAAAGAACTTCCCCTTTATTCGTACTCGAAATTAAAACACCTCTCTGGGATGCCAAAGAAGCCAAATCATCAAATATCTTATCCCATGGGTTGGCAGTAACCCTCTTAAAAGCTCCACCAGTATCTGTTTGAAATATTGCCTTTAATCCAATTTGTTTCAACCGGTCTTGTGAATACTGCTTTAATGTGACATTATTTTTTTCATAAGGTGGTCTGACATTAGAATCAATCATTTCGGCTGTCATGGATGCACCCGTAAGATTTTTAATCCTTCCGTTATTTCCCAATTCCGGATTAACTCCGTATAAATACCCTGTTAATTGCAATTCGTTCCCGAGAAAAATTTTAGTTTTAGGATATTTAAAAGGCAATAGTAATTTATCAAGTTCGATATCCTGTCCTGGATTCCAGGCAAGAGCACCGGAAAACCCATCTGCTGCGGTATCCATGGTCAATATAAGTCTTGCGGAATAAAGAGGAACTTCCCTTCCTTCAAGTACAAGGGTAAAATCGTCTTTTTCTTTGCTTGTAAGTGGTCTTTCATTTCTAATATCATTTACAGACCTGCGTTCCTGGATTTCTGGAATAAATAATAATTCATTTACTATTAATTCCGGCAATCCTTCACTATTCGTGCGGCGGGTTGATAATGCTGGATTTACTGATACTATATTTGATATATAAGTTTCTACTCCATAAGCCACAAGGGAAATAGAATTTAGAGTATCACCTGCTGATACCTGGTATCTTTTTCCGGCAATTGGAAAATCAGACATAGACTACAACCTCCCTACCTGCTGGAAGTTGGATAATATCATTTCCTTTCAGATTATTAGAGGCTATAAATAAATCAAAATTGCTGTCATTATCACCCAAATCACCATATTCTTTAATCGTTATTTCAATTGGTGCCCTATCTTTTTTAAGGACAAATCTTTTTTCTATTTTCAAATCAAGGGATATTTTCAGTAAATATCCTGAGATAAAAGCAATAAGTAAAGCGGCATCAGAATAAGTTTGACTTTGGGAAAAATATTGATTATCTATTGAATTATTTGAAAAATTAACCTGTGAGGCATCCAAATAATTTGTAATTTCTGTGAAAATATTATTAATATCCGCTGCGGTTTGTATAGCTTCAGACCTGGTTTGAAAATCTCCTGTAATTGCAATTGTTCCTAGTGTTCCGGTAACTGCTGCGAGTGTCATTTCTTGTGTGGCTATTGTATTTTTATTTTCTACATTTGCAGGAACTGGTGGTGGTGTTGTGATAAGTGAAACCGCAAAATCAATATAAGGCGATAGCCTGGCCTGAATGTCGTTACTTACAAGTGAGGGTAATTCAAGCAATTCCTGAAATCCCCCTACTACTGCCTGAGTGTTTATAATGGGTTGTATTATTGTATCATTTATTCCTTGTTTTACGGCTGATACTTGCGCATTAACATCTGCATTAATTTTTGCAAGATCATCAAGGAATTCATCATACTGGGTTAATATATTTTCTGATTCTTTTGTAATTGCAAGCACTTCCGCTGTTGCTTCCTGATTTGTTATTTCTGAGAATTGAGCTGCTGCCTGTGCATTAAGGGCATCTTGTTGTGCTTGTATTTTAGCTGCCAACTCCTGAACAGAACCTATTACGATATCGCTTATAGGTTCAATCCATTCTGTTATAATAACAGTTATGTTTCCGCTTCCTGTAGGATTAATATCCGGAGAAAATGACAAGGGTTGTAATATTTTTTCACCTAATACGGGATGGATAACTGTCCATGGTCCGGTTTCATTTAATGCTGCTTGGAATAACTCAGCTTCAAGGTCATTATTAGCGCCTTCGAAATATATTGTCATAGGATACCGAGTACTATTAACACCTAAATCCTGGATAACAGAACCATTTATTTTTGGATAATTGAAGATAGCAACTTTTTTTTCCTGTGGAGTTGTATTACTTCTCCACAAGGCTATAAAAATATTTCCTTCAGGGGATGTGAATTTTATTTCTGGTCTAATTCTTTGCTGCCAGTCACTCATTTGTTAGGTCCTAATCCACCCACATCAACCGGGGGCGCTCCTTTTATGTCGAAAGCTGCTGTGGTTCCTGGAGGTGCTCCGTTTATATCAATCCTTCCCTTCATTTCAATAGATCTGCGTGTTTCTAATTCTGTTTTGTTTGGCGCTTCCCTTTCTTTTTTTTCACCTGGTATTTCTCCGACAGAAACTCCTTTTATGCTTTTTCCGACTGATTCCCCGAATTCGTAAGCGCCTTTAAACATATCCATAAGCCCTTTTCCTGCGCTTTCTCCTAAATTCTCAATATCTTTTCCAACTCCTGAAAAAAAATCACCTATTGGTTTTAAGACATTATTGTATAAAAATGTGAAAAAAGTTTTTACACCTTCCCAAGCTCCCAAAATAGCATCTGGAACACTGGCAAAAACATCACCAACAGCATTAAAAAATGGATTATCTAATAGACCTACTATAAATTTCCATATTTTGCCAGCACCTTCCTTTATACCTTTTACCAGGTTATCCCAATTAGTAACAACCCATCCAACACCGGCAATTAATAATCCTATTGCAACTATTATTAATCCTATCGGATTTGCACTCATAGCAACATTCAAGATCCACTGTATGGCTGCCCAAGCAGCAATATAAGGTATAACTGGTTTTAATAATGCTACAAGAAATCTTATTCCAGCAGCAAAATTGTCTATAATACCTATAACAAATCCAAACGCCCCACTAATTATTTCTATAATATCAACACTTTTTTTCCCTGTTCCAAAAAATGCTTGTAAAGCTACATTAAGAATGGAGAATATTGCTTTTCCAAGTTCAATCACTGAACCAACTAATTGAGAAATAGGCTGCCCGAGTCTCATGAGGTCCTGCATTATTTCTTTTAAAGGAATAGTCCGTAAAATTCCAGTGAGTTTGTCGATTGCGCTACCTCCGAATTTTTCGAATGTTTCCATAAACTGAAAACCTAATTCAATCGCTGCTGATTTAAGAGCTGCGATTCTATTTTGTAAGGATTGCCTCATAATAGATGCCATTTTTTGAGAAGCTCCGGCTGAATTCTCCAATTCAGTTCTATAATCTCTTATGCTATTTGTGCCAGCTTTGAAAATGACATTAATTCCCGTTATTGCCTTTTTTCCAAAAACAGTTGATAGAGCAGCAGACCGTTGAACTTCTCCCATATTTTTAGTTGCTTGCTCAAAATCACCTAAAATATCTATAATATCCCGAAAATTTCCTTGGCTATCGGCAACTTGTATTCCAAGATTTGAAATTATAGCAGCTGATTCCTTGGAAGGATCGGCAAGCCTTAGAAGCATATCCTTCATCATAGTTCCGGCCTGGCTTCCTTTTATCGAAGAATTCGCCAAAGTTCCAAGTATAGCATTGTAAGTTTCAAGAGATTGGCCAGAAGCAGTGAAAACTGATGCGCTTTTTCTGATTGTTTCAAACATAGTTTCTATATCTGTATTACTCGATGTCATGGTTGCCGACATTACATCGAGCAACCTGGTAAAATTTGTTTCTAGCTGTCCGGTATCTTTTGTCATGAGACCGAAAGCTCCAAGGGAATCAGAAGCAATATCTGTGGATCGTGCAAGGTCTCTTTCCGCTATTGTGGCAAGGTTAACAGATCCGGGTAATAATGTCATAGCCTGTGCAGCATTAACTCCAGCAAGTGCCCAAAATTCAAGCCCTCCAGCAGCCTCGGTTGCTGTTTTTTCTGTAAGGGCTCCGGTGGTTCTGGCAGCTTCTTTGAGTTGTAATAACGTTTCTTGTCCTTTTTTTGTGGATAGGTCGAGATCGCCGAATTTTGCGGATGCGCTGGTAAGGGATTGATCAAGGCTTATAAACTGAGTGCCTACCTCTTTTAAGCCGCTGGTTAACATAGATAATCCGCGTTGAATGAAGCCGGCTGCAAGGATGCTTTTTAATACAGTTCCAAATCCGGTTCCTGATTTTGAAGCACGCTTAAAAGCCTTTGAGGATTTATCACCAAAAATACCGGCATTTTTTCCCATTTTCTGGAAAACGCCGGATATTTTATCGCGTCCTAAAAAAGCTGTACTTACTGCAAAATCAGGCATTCTTTAATTCCTTGGCATATTTCTTTTCCGCATCACATATTTTTTCATGCCACCCGTTCCAATATTTTAGATCGGAATATGTCATTTTTTCTATAACATCTATGGGCTGTCCGCGGTAAAACATATTTCCCATCCACTGGTCAATTATTCCTATCACAGACAAACCATCTCTCCTTATGCGAGCAAAAAAATGTTACACAACACCTCCAATACTGCAAGGTCTGTTGCGTGAAGTTGATCAACTCCATCGAGATCGATATTCGATAAAGAACCCATATAACTATGAATTTTACCGTAAGATTCTTTTGACTCTAATTTGTCCATCATTCTTTTTTTAGGTGCGGTTATTTCAGAATAAATAATTTCCTTGCCATTTTTTAATGTTTGAATAATATTAAAACCACTTTCCCCTTTTTTATTTTTTAATTTACCATACCTATAATATTCAAGAAGAAGTTCAAGAATTCTTTCTCCTGCCAATTCTGTATCTTCGGTCATTTGAAGTGTTTTAGTGCTGATATTATAATAATCAAGAAGCTCCGTTATTTCAGCCATTGCGGACTCTCGCGATATCAATGGTTTTTCTTCTCTTTCCTCTTTTACCTTTTTTAATCTCGATGTTATGCTGTTTAATATATTTCCCATATATATCCTCCTTGGTTTTATTTGATTTATTGTGCTACAAAAAGCTCCCAGTCTTCTTTTTCATGTAGCTTTATAGTTCCTTTGTTATCCATACTTGTTACACTTTCAAATTCAATCCAGCCCGGGGAAGTGTATTTTGATCCATCTGCAAGGGTATAAGAAAGGGGTATTTTTGCTACAGAATCAGCAAAGCCTTTTAATATAGCTGCTTCTGACGGATTACAGGCTATAACTAATCCTTCCCTGGTTTGGGATCTTTTAGTCATTTTTCTTAAATTTCTTCCTGAAGTTGAAATTGATTCATTTAAAAATTTCCCTCCTGGTTGAGTTATATCAGTGTCAGCCATAACATCAAAGGAAATTCCATTTATCATACATTTTCTTGGTGTTCCTGCTACATCACCCATTAATTTTCCTCCTTATTGACTTAATACCGCTATGCTGGTATCAAGAATTGTATTGATATTCATAATATTACCTTCCCCTGAAGGTATTGTTTTCAAATTAATATCAAATCCATCTGTGCCCGCTCTTATATTTACTGCTCCTGGTAATGCGAGTTGTTCGATTGAATATTTTTTTTCATATATCCAAGCTAATCCTAGCCATACAGTAATTAGAGCTACACATTCATCGATAACAGAATCAATATCGCGAGCCTTTTTTCTTGCTTCTACATTAGTAACTTTTGTTACATCTTCAACGATCGTAAAATTTTTCCACTTTTCTGTGTTGAATGTTCGATATTGAGAATCAAGAAGATTTTGAATAATTGCAAGATTACGAAAAGATGCATAACCATTAGAATTTACAGGAACACTATCAGGGTGATAAAAACTTACAAGGTTTTGCATATATACAATTCCATTTTTTACAATGGTAGGTGAAATTCCATTTTTTACTGCGGTGTCCCTAAAGTTGTAATAAGATGTCCATCTATCAACTGCATCCCCAGGATCAATATCAGCCAGAATTATATCTACATAGTTCTGTTCAGGCCTTATGTTCGCAATTCGTGCTCGATGTCCCATAGCTTGTGCTGCAATTTCTGCTTTGTGCGAAACCGATCCGGGAACACATATTATTCCATTAGTTCTATCAGTTCCTTTTCTGAGGTTGCCTATATTTCTGACATAAGTAAATCCTGACGAACCCGCCAAAACATCACCTATGAGACTCTGAAATGGTTTGTGAACTAATTCGCTATAACATCCTGTTTTTGTATCACCTTTTCCGACATATTCGCTTAGGATATCTAATCCTCCTGTACCATATCCATGTATAAGTTCAGTAATAAATTTTTCATTAGCATTATCTCCTACACCAAGTGCGTCAATCGCATCACTAATATCATATGTCCCTGATCCGCCTGTCATATCAGTTACTACTGCTATGACACCTGGTGGTAATTCTTCACCTGGTCTTTTGTTAAATGCAATAGAAATGTCATTACCCCATACATTTGTACTCTTTGCTGTTATATCACAAATTTCTGGAACAATATTAAGTACTGCTGTTACTGGTAATTCTTTTATTCGATTAATTGCAGCAGTAACCAGGGCACAAATATCTGCTCCTGTTATTCCCGAACTTAGAGGTATTTCAACTGGCATATCAAGAATTCCGGAAATATATAAAAAAATTGTATCCCCTGATCCAGTAGATCCGGTAAAATCTATACTTCCTGTAGCTTTTACTCCGTCTTCTGTTTGTGGAATTATCCATGTTTCAATTCCATTTCCGCTTCCTTTGAATGATTGTACAGCAAGCCTATGAATCATGAAACCATATCCACATAACGCTCCAACTTCCTCTGCTGAAAATACTCTTATTGGAACATCGGGAACTATATCCGTTTTCAAAGGATCGTATGTTCCTACGATTGTTATTTTTCTGGGCACTACTTGAGCTGTAACAGCAAATGCTTGATTTTCAACAGAGGATCCAACCCCTGCTGCCTTACTTGTAGATATTATTCCCATAACTTTTTTCCTCCTATGAATTATCGACTAACGTACCCGCGATGTTAGGGATATTATCCTTAACATCCAGGGTAGTATCTATTATATTTGCACCAGGTGTTCCCGGATCTCCAAGAATCTGCTCTGATGTTCTTAATGTAAGATTTGAACTTCCTGTAAGTTCTACCAGATCGCCCCTGGTACGGGGTTCATCTTTTTGAATTGAGTCTATCCAACGATTTGCTATTGTTCCAATTGGTAGCTGCATATCAATATTATTACCATCCATAAGTATTTGATAAACAATTTCAAACAATTCATCAATTGATTGATCTGCAAGATATGCTGATTCCTGAATTCCTGTTATTGCTGCTGATATTTCAGCAGGGGTGCTTAGAGGATTATTTATAATAGCAAGATTTCCAATAGCTGGACTTGAAACTGTGAATTCTATACGGTAAGTTATGTCATGTTGAACGGGTCCGGTATTTCTTCCGGATCGTTTTGGAAAATAACCAGTGCTATAATATACGGTAACTAGCCGTAAATTTCCCTTTACCTCTTCTGCTGCTTTAGTCTGTCTTTGGAATCCCACTGTTCGGAATCGTCCTGCTGCTGCTGTTCCGAGTATAGTTATAATTGAATCTTTGATAATTCTAAAATTCATCATGCTGATTGTTCTATCCTCTGTAAGAAAAGCTTTATTAATTCAAGAGATTTTCCGCCCTCTGGTGCCCTAGTAGGTGAAATAATATAATCAACCATTATTTCACTTGTTGGACTCTCTTGAATTCTTACTGTCCAGGTTTCCCCAGCTTTCGGTATTCGCTCCAGGCTTAACCGGGAAAGAACGACTGTTGGTTCTGCAACTATCATATCTTCCCCGGTTTCTGGTATTACCCGTGTACGGTCATAAGTAAGTAATGGGCTTTTGAGTGGTTCACCTGTTATTTTATCAGTATTATACTTTTTTCCATCAGGGTCAATTAACTCAACAAGTAATCCCCAATCCCTTACATTAAGTTTTCTTGCATCATTTGCAGCCCGCACACGTAGATTTGTCATTTATTCCCCTGGTTCTTCTGGTTCTTCTATAGGTGGCAAGGACGGTGGTGGTATATAGGATTCATCGAATGTAATTTTTATATGCGAAGGAACTTCTTTGCCAGCTTTGATTACTTGATTTCCATAATACAGAGTTTTACCGTTTGGTACTATTGTTAATGCCACTACTTACCTCCATTTTCTTTTTTTTCGATCTGTTCGAGTAATTCTATATTCTGTTTTTCCAGGTCTTTAATTTCAGTCCGGAGTTTTTTGATTTCTGTTTTTAATTCTGCGGTATCTTCAATTACTCCGACTTCAATTTTTTCACCAATTTTATTTTTAAACCGGATAAAATTTTCTTTACTCCAGTCCTTTGGTATTGGATCCCCTGGTTTTAATACTTTTTCACCAAATCCATATACTCCTGGACCATTCCAATATAATTGTTTAGCCATAATATTTTATCTCCTTATGGTGTTATTAGATCAGTAAGAACTGCAATTGCATCCGTTTCGGTTGTTGGAAAAATAGGAGCTGATTGCATTCTCATCACTGTAGTTTTCTTATCCTCTGGTGTGTAGGCATCAAAAAAGAAAGCTTGCGGCATTATAATACTACCAATATTTGTAATTTCAGGAGGCATTGGTGGTGCCATCATAGAAAATCCAAAGTTTTGCATGTACCACTGAGCTTCTACCGGGGTTACTGGCATTCTGTCACGGGGTCCAAAATATCTATCAAATCTTGCTTCTGTATTTAACAGAAAAGCTTTGTCTAGAGGCATCCAATATTCACTTGTTCCTGCGTTATTAGTGAATGTTCTGCTGTTCGTGAAGATCCATACACGCCTTCCGAGTGGTGTTATTAGTTGAGCTATTGCTGTCCATCCATTATTAGTATAGCGGCTGTATTGTGTAGGTGGTTGAAAATTATCACCTACTCTAATTAGTTCATAATTTTTAATATCGGCCAAGGCTTTTACTGTTGTATCTTTTATAAATGCATTTAATGCGCTTCCACCAAGAGCAAGAAAATCGGGTATTCTTCCTGAATCATTTTCAACTAAGGTTAGAGCTTTATCGATATCCCCTAATATATCAGGAGTTCCTGTATCCCAGGGAGCCGGAACTCCTATGGTATGGGATGGCAGGCGATAAAAATCATAAATTAAAGCGTTGTTAGTTGTTCCAATTATAGCGGGATGTTTTCCTGTAAGTACCGCCTCTCTTGCAAAATATTCCCATGTACGGATTGTTTTTCTCACTTGATCGGTGTGAAGGTCTAATGCAAGTGCTCTATTTCTATCCATTTGAGTCCTTCGTTCATACGGATTGTCACCAGGCAGACGATTTAATAATTGAGTAGAATTTATATTATCTACTTCTTCTATTAGAGGCCATTTTCTTGATATATTTGTAAATTCATAATCAGTAGTATTTTTACTGTCAATAGCATTTGAGCTTTGTCCCCTATGGACGGTAGCCGCAAGACGCCTGCCATTACCTTTTATGATATCAATATCAACAGATTTTTCATCCTGAGAAAAATGCGTTTTTGCTGGTGACACTGGATTTCCAAAAAAAGATAAAAAAGCATGAGCTGATGGAAAAGCTGCTCTTTGGTCGAACATCTCAACCATATAGCGACTATAAAAATCAACTGGATTTGGTGTTGCCATATTTTCCTCCTTATACCGCTGGATTTTCAGGACTTGATCCTGAAATAGCAGACTGTGGAATTAATGATATTTTCATTAATGCATCTGCTACAGTCTCTGCCTGGATTGTTCCGGTAGCTATTATTGTGCTGAGAGTAAGTGCATTTTCAATTACAAGCTTACTGTCATCAAAAAGAGCGCCGAAAATAATTATAGGTACATCGATAACATCACCCGCGACTATATCGGCGGCCGCGATATCTCCGAGTGATCCTTCCGGATCATAAATACCTGCTGGTTTTGCTGTTCCATCGACTGCTGCCACATCCGTGAAAGGTACCCATTTTCCGGTTGCCGCAATTTTTGCCATTAGGGTCCGGCTTAATAGTGGTGTAGCCCTGGCTCCATCTGTGAGGATAATGGCTTTGTCAATTCTCTTGCAAGATGGAAGGGATTCAAGAATAAATGGCCTTGTATCTATGTCAAGTCTGTTTTGCATTCCCATTACTTCACCGCCTTTACTCTGGCCATTTCTGCTTGAAAATCGGCCTCGGTTGTTATATCACCTGATGCGTTGCCGCCTGTCACAACTTGTTCCGGTGGAGTATCTCCGATTTCTTCGGTTTCCTTTTTTGCTTCTGTTGATTCTGTTTTTGCTTTTCTGGCATCTTCCAATGTCACCATGGCGATAACAGTATCAATATTAATTTCACCATTGATTCCTTTTATTGCCACTGCCTTGATTGCATCATCATATTCGGAACTTGTCAGAAATGGTGATATTTTTTTAATATCTTCTCTGACTAATACTTTTCCTGCTTCAACCCCCGCTTTGTATTTTTCTTCAAGGGCTGCGTTATATTCAGCCTTAGCGGCGGGGTTTTCTGCGAGAAAATCTTTAAATGTTGGCATAGTAACCTCCTGTTTATTTTTTCCCGCAATAATAGCGGGGGTATTAACTGATTTAGATTCTATGTCTTTATTTTTTTTAACATCTGAATTATTATTTTTTTCCGTGATAACGGCATCGATCATTTTTACATCCATGGCATCAGTGCCGTCCGGATCGAGGGAAACAAGTATACTACCACGGCCATAATTCTTTTTTACATACTCGGTAGTGACTCCCCTTCCTTCTGCAATCCTTTCAAAAAAAATTCTTTCTAATGCATCAGCAGTTTTTTGTAATTCTTCAACACCTGATTTTTTTGATACGTCCGGGTTTTTATTGGATGCATTTCTGGAAACTACAGTAACGACTCTAACCCCATATCTTTTTTCCATTTCTTTTGTGTCTACTGCTGTTATAATCACACCAATTGAACCGGTGAAGTTTACAGGGGAATTACTTATTATTTTTTCTGTTGCTGATGCTATCCAGTACCCAGCGGATGCAATCATTCCTTGATTTATGGCGATAACTTCTTTTTTTCCTGAAAGGTCTTTAACGGCCTGGAAAACTTCATCAACTCCAAGTACTTCACCACCTGGAGTATTCATAAGTAATTCTACTTTTGTGATTTCATCATTTTCGGATATTTCATTTATTGCATCGATAATTTGTAAGTACCCGGTTCCGGTATATCCAAAATAACGAGCTATAGGAGAAGGGCCATTTTGAGAAAGGGGGCCATATATTTTTATTTGTGCTGTGCTTCCTGATATTGATAATATTCCGGGAAGAGGATCGCTTCCAAAAATGCTTGAAGCTGCTTTAATTTCTTCTACTGTTGCGTTTTCAATTTTTGTTTGATAGTCTATGAGGTGTTGTTCTGAAAAAGCCCAAATTTTATACATCTATCCATCCTATACCTATAATTTTTATTTGTCAAGAAAATAATCGAATAAAATTTTAAGTCCTATTCCCGCTGCAATTCCAATGGCACACCATTTAATATTTTCAATTATCTGGTTTTTTTTCAATCGATTCAATAATTTTTCCAAGTTCTTCAATCTCTCTTCTGATTTCTCCACCCGCTGCAATTGCTTCTTGACTTCTTGTTTCTGCCTCTTTTCTGAGTCGGTCAAGCTTTCTATTCGTTCGTTCAAGCTCTCCACTGACGCGCTCAATGTCTTCTGTATATCGTCTTTTATCTTTCTCAATTCCATTAATTGTTTTTCGTAATTCTGTATTAATTTCTCTACGTTTCCTGGATTCTCTGCTAATAATGTCAAAGCCAAGTTTAAGACCGCTATTTTCTTTTCTAAGTTCTCTTGTGTTTTCTTCAAGTTGTCTAATTGTGTCTGAGTCAGAATATAAATTTTTTCCGAAAAACATACAAATTCCGACCAGGGCAAAAAAAAGAATAATACTAATAATAAAAAAAATATTGATTTTCCCATTCATTTTACCACCATTTAGCTACTTTTCCAATAAAAAATAATATAATACTTATAATAATACTACCTAAAATTCCAGATAAACCACTTATTATCCATTTAGTTATACCATTTATTTTAGGTAGTAATTTTTCATCTATCATTTTATTAATTTCATTTACTTTATTGTCAATTCTTTTATTTACATTTCCGAGTTTCGTAAACAGTACTTCAAATTTTCCATCAATTTCTTTTTTCATTTCTTTATGATCTTCTCTAATTTCCTTTTGTTCTTCTTTTCTCTCAATTATTTCTTCATTTATTTTTTCTCTCAAGTGCTCATTTTTAAGTTCTAATTTTTCTTGAGCAGTCTGGATAGTCGATATAAAACCTTTTAGATTCCCCATGTCAGTACAGGCGTCAAGAATTTGTTTTTTTTCATCTACTGTCAATTCATCCATACACATTTAAATTCCTTTTAGGTTAATGGTTCAAATTCTCTATGCCACTGCAAATAAAATATTGCTGCTGGTACTATACAATTAAGACCAGTTGGGTCGAGTGTTTCGGTTTCAAAAATTATATTTCCGGATATTGCTGAAAACCAGAATCTAATTTGTGATCCCTTATTTAATTTTTTCATTCCGGTCCATTCTATTTGTGAGGGGGTAATAGCAGTAATTACAACTTTTTTTCCTGCACCTGATATCCATCCAGTACCATCGTTAAATTCTGGTATTAATCTAATTTCAGAAGATGCCTGTTGGGCATGAAGATTAAGAGTTGCTGACGTTAATAGCATTCCTTCATGTTGCAATATAAAAATTCCTGTATTTTCATCAAAAGTTATTAGACCATTGAATTCAGGTGTGAAAATAAGGTTTGGGAAATTTAGTTTGTTCATTTTCGTAAATGTTTCTGGTATTGAATTTGAATTTCCAGTAACCAAAAGTTGAGCACAACACATTCCCATTTTTCCATTACCTATAATATCGCTCATAAATCCTCTTAATTGAAATGTATAAATGTCATTGCAAGCCCTGGAGCTGCAATTGTTTCTGTTGGATGTCCTATTTCAAGAAAATGTTTGTCAGTTGCAAATGGAGGTATTGGAAGAACTTCATTAATTGCCCGTCCTACTATTCCTGCACCATCAGCAGCTAAAGGACATCTTGAAAAGGTTCCACGTGTAACTGGTGTGGAATATAATACTTCTGCTTTTAAATGTTGCACTATCCATATGTATTCACCATCTGGAATTCCATTATCATAGACTATACCGCAAGGATCTGGATTATCTATTGGAATCAGCGAGACAGCATTATCAATATTTGGTGAGGCATGGACAACAGTTCCCTTGATACTCGGGGCTCCAGTGTCATTAATTACCCTTGTTGCTATTCCACCTTCCGGGGTAAATTTAACATTATCGGATTGAGTATTCCATGGGGGAGTTGTATTTCCAATCAAATCACTCATTTTACTCTCCTGGTAAATCCACTCTCACCTCTCCGGGTTTGTCAATTGCCCAAAGATAAACATCTATATTTGCAGCAGCAGAAATAATTGCTGTATTAGAATTAACAAAAACTGGTATACCTTCATCACGGGTTGTTGGTGCTAATTCTCCTGTATCTCTATATGTTTGGAGATACATAGGAAGGCTTTTTTTTCTATGTATTAATCCTGTGCTCACTTTTATAGCTACAGGAGTCCAGGTATTGGCAGGACACGGAATTATTACAGGATCAGCCATTTGACTCTTCCCCCTCTATATTTGATTCATTTGATTCTGAACTACCTTTTCCAAAAGGTGAAGGAGGTAATTCAGAATATTCTTTTTTCAATTTTGCCCTGTTAGTTTTTCCAACAGAACCGTTTAAACCGCTGGATTCTCTATCCAGGGTTGTTAATCCCATTTTGACATTAATTTCATTTGCCTTTGCAGCCTTAACCGGATCTGCCTGTGGCATAGGTGAACCAACCCAATTTCCTGATAACCAAGCAGCCCTTAAGATCGGATCACTCCAGCCTGGTGCCATTACCCGACCGGCTGCAATTTCTTCTGATAACCACATTTCGAATGTAGGATCAAGATAATCGGCTGCCATTTCCGCGCGCCACATCAAGACGATTCTCCAGAAAACCATTATTATTCCCCTGAGTGCTGAGTAACTGGCGTTGAATTTTATCAACAGCATTTCAATAGGCATTCCGACACTTGCGGAAACATAAGAAACGAAAGAATTTAGAAATGAGTCAAGGGATTCTGCAGGCGTTTTATTTTCGTAAATTTTCATCTTATCGCCACGTTGAAGATTGAAAACTCCTACACTTCCGGGAGTTGTAAGAGTTGCTTCCGGGAGTTGGGAATAATTAGGGATTGATGTGGTATTTTGTGCAACTTGAACGAATGCTTCACCAGTATCAGTTATGGTAGGACCTGCTGGCTTGAAACTTATACTTTCTAATGGGTTTGATGGATCAAGCTGTTCATTTTCAACACCGATTGCCAGACTACTTTGAGCAATTGCTTTTTTTATGATCGACTCTTTAAAATCGGTAATATCTTGAAATTCCTGTATTGCCCCTGCTAAAGGTGAAAATCCGCGGCCTTGTCCAGCGTATTCAGGTGAAAATCCATGCAACATCATTTTTTTTCCAGATTTTGGACCTATGGCAGGAATATCAATATATTTATATTCATATTTTCCGGGGATTTGTAGCCATACTTTAAACGCTTTTTCAGTTCCATCCGGGTTGCGGATTATTCCATCATAATCGGTTAAGGTTTGGTATGTACTGGAGGTGTAGGCATCACCCCGGATTTGATTAGGCTCTATAAAATCGAATTGGAGAGGATTTAACAGGGTTCTTTTTTGAGAATAAAAAAGCCTGGTAAAAATATCATTATCCCGGAATATCCAGGATGCGTACAATCTATGTGATTGATAGAAAGTATATAGGCCTGATCTATGTTGTTTTTTTGATCCTGCCCAGAGATCAAATCTTGAATCAACATTTTCGGCCCACTCTTCTGCTTTTTTTGGGGTAATACCCAGGATTGAAGCGTTTGGAGTGGATTCTCTTCTTATGCCAGTATCTGCTATTGTATCTGAATATCTGCTAACTATTGATTTAGCGACAGTAGAATCTTGTATTGCAGATCGGACATTTTGACGGGTAGTATAATGATCGATATGAACAGCGGAACCAGGAGCGGATAAACCACCCGGCCATTTAGCACCTGAATTCATTCCGTTATAACTTCCATGATTGCCGTAAGTGGCTTTTATCGTATTTCTATAATTTGATATATGGATATTTGCTATGTTTTCAGATATTTTTTTTATTTGTTTTTTAAATAAAAAATTAACTATTCCCATTTAACTTCCTTGGATTTATGCATGGTATTGGTGAATTTATCCAATTTTCAGGTATTAAAAAATTCTCTAAAGTATTTTCATTTAAATCTTGAATCTTAATATTGCCTTTGTTTATTTCTTCCGATAACCAATCTCTGAAAATTTGTTTTCGAATTTCTAAATTAACTATTTCCATTTTAATATCCTTTTCTTCTTAAAACAATATTACTTAATCCCATTAATCCAAGTAAATTTCTAATTCTGGCTATATTAGCTTCTAATCTGTCAATAATATTTTGTAATTCTGATAAAGAGCGATATTTTGTTTGCTGCGCATCTTCTCCGGAATTAAATTTATATTCCCGGACACCGTCAAAATCGTCGAAAGATGAGTATAGATTTGTTAATTGGGTTTCTTTTCTTGTGAGTTGTAGTTCTAATTCTGCCCTACGTTCGGCAGTGAGACATGGCATGATTATAATTTATCATAGTTTTTATTTTATGTCAAGAGGTTTTTAATAATAGGCCGAGTTTCCCCGGCCATTTGAAGGGACTTTTGAGGGCTAACAGCCCTGGTTTATTTTGCTTTTATTTTAGTAAGAAGTTTTTCACCTTTTTTTGTAAGAAAAGGTTTATTATTTTCTATCATTACTATTTTCTGTTCTACAAGGATATTAACAGTTTCGGTATCCCTTGTATTGAAATCATTAATATTAACGGGTTGTTCTTTTATCCCATTAATGATTTGTAAAATCCTGTCTGTTTTCCATGTTGGTAATATTGTCATAATTGCCCTCTCCTTATCCTTATTTTAACCGGGCTATACGGCCCGGTGTTTATCTTAAATATTCTTTAAAAATTGTACAAGGTATGTTTTCAGTCCCTGTAACTGCGAATGATTCTCCATCGTATTCAGGATCAATTATACAAGAATCAGATCTAAACTGAAAAATTACAAACTCATCCATGCCATTATCCATAGCAAATCCCATACAATCCTCTGGATTATCAAAACCATAAACAGCTTCAGTATTTAATCTTTCATCATTTGATTCTTTTTCTGATAATGAAGGTTCCAATCCTTCTTTTAGTATCCATTCCTTATTTTCAATTTTACTTGCATGGTATAATGTCTTCATAACCGCCTCCTTATTATTGACAGTGTTTCATACACTCTCTAATACTAATATACCACATAGTCGGAGTATTGTCAAGCTTTTTATTGAAAAAAATTAAAAAAAATGATATATTTTTAATATCCTTCTGGTAATCCGGCCTCTTTTTTTAGTTTTTCGATTATCCAGCCTCTGTTGATTGAGTCCACATCATCCCTTTTCATTCCTGCCTTTGTCATAGCATCCCGGACCTGCTTTACCAGGCCATAAAGGTAAACATCGGCGGCACATAAGGCATACACGCGGCAATCAAGGGCCTCATTCCTGCGGCCTCCGTCGTGAAAGGAACCGTCTTTGAGCTTTTCTTCTGCTGCCAGCATGGAAAAATATTTTTCGTAATTTGTCCCTTTCTGTCCATATTCAAATGGGAAATCACAGAATCCAGGGGGTTGAATGTTTTCCATGGTCCTTTTTATTTTAAGATTGTTGTAAATCATGGTTTTATAGAAATTAGTGGCGATAACATAGAGGGTTAAACCCTCTGCTACAGTTGTATATCTATACCTGGTAAAATTTTCTTTTGTGATCGGATCTCCTTTTTCAGGGGCTTTGAGTGATCCGGCTCCTTTTATGGGAAAAGTTAGATTCCAGGTTTGTGTAAATTTATATACTGTTGACGTGAGATTTCCATCACCAGAGTCAATAAAAATCATAACAGGTTTAAATTCTTCATTTTTTTTATTTTTAAAGATCATTTTGGTTTTTACTGCCCAATCATGAAGTTTTTTCCAGGCTCCTGCTGCATAATCAAAAACTTCACCTTCAAATCGCATATAATCTATTGACCAGGTGCGGTATCCTGGGCCGTTTCCAAGGATTTCCAATTCTATTCTGGGAGGGTTTTTTTCATCTCCTTTATTTCCTTGTTGTACATCGGCCCCGATCGTGAGGAAAAGAACGCCTTGCGGTACCGTGCCGGCACGATATATTCCTTTTAATTCGATTATTTTTTCAACTTTGGGCCGGATCCCGGTTTCTTTTGAAGGATTTCCCATTACAAGATTGTCGAATGATTGTTGAAGTTTGTGATTTCCATTAATATTATTGTGTTTTTCGGCAATTTCCCACCAGGTTAGAAAAGGGGAATATATGCCATTAATATGGTGTGATGCTATATATGGTGATTTTGCCTCTACCTGTGGTTTCCATACTCCAGTACTTAATACATGATGCTTTCTATTTTCTTTCCATGATTCCCCGCAAGAAGGGCAGATATAAAAAATTGAACGCATGTCAATTTTGCCGGCTTTGGTTTCATAAAATAGGCCATACTTCTTTTCCGCGTATAATTCCAGGGTTTGGGGTTCATGGCAAATCGGACATTCTACCCAATAAAGACGTTGATCTCCTGATTCATATAGGGGCCATATAAGGGAAGCTTCATAGGTGGTAGGGGTAGATTCTGCAAGTATTTTTCTTTGGTCGCTCCAGGCTTGTGTACGTGCATACATAATTTCCCATGTTAATCCTTCCGGACCAAGTTCTTCACGCCACCGGTCAACCTCGCAGGCATGTATAATGCGTTTTGTTTTTGATGCAAGTTGTGAGGCCGAAAGAGCGGAGGCAAGGTCCAGGTTTCCACCGTCGAATTCTTTTGCAAACATAGTATTTCCGGATCTTCTGGATTTTGTATCCTCTGTTTGTGCTCTAAACTGTATTCCTTTCCTGGATGCCCTGGGGGAAATACGTGAATTGAACCAGATACGGCATTGATCGGCGTTAGAATCTACATGCATAATCTCGGAGGGTACAATTTCGATGTAAAACATTACGAATATTTCACCAATTGTGGTTTTACCGGATTGGGCAGGAAACATTAATACATCTATCTGAATATTTGAACCTGGGCTTAACATTTCCAGCGGTTCACGTACGTATGGAGCGCGGTCAAGGCGGAATTGGGCTCCGGTGTATTTACCTGCGGGTATTATTGTTGTTTCTGAATATTCTGGTATTTCTATATTATGGCGTTTTGTAGGTCTGCGTCTAAACGCATCTATTAACCAAGTAGAGTCTGTTTCTGTGGGGATTATTATTTCTGTCATATTTTTTTAAACACACAAAAATAGCTGTGGTATTTCCTAACTTTTCTCTGGATACAATCCCTTCTTTCTGGCCTGCCTTTGCTTAATAAAATTAAAAAGTCTAATTCTTTAAATCCTGTCCTTCTGCAAGGTAAAATAACAGCATCGATATGCGATAAAAATAAATCAGGGCCATAGGTTCCATCCTGGCATTTTACAATGAGTACACCATTTTTATTTAATATCCGGTGAAACTCAATAAATGAATCGTTGTACATTTGCAAAAGTTCTTTTTTAGTTCGGAAACTTCCATATTCTCTCATTATATTAAAATTATTCTTACCCGGATAAATAATAAAGGGAGGGTCGAAAATCAGGCTGTTGATTGAGTTGTTTTCATATGGTAATTTTCTACAATCATGAAAAGGGACACCGTGAATGGGATTGATGTCTGATATTTTTTCAGGCACCGATATTTTACCACTTTTATAGAAACCTCCTGTTCTGTAGCATGGATCACAATCAATTTTTCCCGATGGAATATGAAGATATATTATTGATTGGAGAATAGAATCCTGCCAGAATGAGTATGATTTAATTAATGGTTTCATTTCTTCTTCTGAAAATAAAAAAGTATCCGATTTCAATATTAAAGTTTCATTCACGTCTTTTTATATCCTTATTTTCTAATTTTATGCAATATAAATGATTTCCTGCAATATCGTCTGAATATATACATTCTTTTAATATTTTCATTATTTAGCCTGCTTCTTTTCGATGGTTTTAATGTGGTCGATTACTTTTGCTTTTGCTTCATCTATCTGAGACAAAATTTCATCAACCCATCTTTTCCGGATTGCAGGGGTTACTTTTCCTTCGGTTATAATTTCATTACCAATATCTGAGAGGAAGGTTCCGCTGAGTAGTTCGATGTTGCGAAATATCCGGTCCAGAAAAAACATAACAGAATTATATACTTTTTCCCTGTCAATTAGGGTTCCTCTTTTATATGCGTTTTCCAGTTTTCTTTTGATGACCATTTCGAGTTTTTCTTTTGTCCTTGCTCTTTCATATACTGCTGCTATAGTACTATTTTCTTGTAATTCAGGACTAAGATTTATTAATATTTCTGAATCTTCTTTTATTTCTACTTTTGTTTTTACTTTTTTCTTTTTAGCTGGTCGCTTGCCTTTTTTTTTCTCCTGGAAGGGTGTTGTTTTTGCAATATACTTTCTGTGAGAATTATCGGCTTTAATATATTGGATTGTTTTATACCCGTCCATGTTTATGAATTTTCTTTTTCCCTGGATTTCCGTGTCTATTTTTTTTTCTTTTATTGCGATTCCTACTGCCTGCCTGGAGATGTGGAGTTGTCGGGCGAATTCTGATTGTGTTAGTAGTTTCATATTAGTCCTTCACTGAGAATAATGAATGCAAGTGCAGCCACCGATGGAACCTGTGCATTTCCAAGGGTTTTAATTTTGTCCACCCTACGGGGAATCCCATTAGCCACTCTGTCCACTCGGGATTCAGTAGGCCAGTTTTCTGAGTAGCGCAGCGGTCGTTTAAATTCTTTTGCTTCCTGATGAGTCTCTTCTTTTGTCCGGTTCTGTAATCCCTGGCCTGCGGTGTCGGATATTTTACGTCCTGATATTTTGGTCTGTTTTGATTGCTGAATTTTGCTTGCTCCAGGTCCCCCCAGGTCATCATACTGCTTGTTAGTGTTGGGTAGGTCTGCTGGGTCGATATCCCACCAGTTAATATTTTTTCTGTAAGATCCGTTCCCCCTTGTCTTAATTTTGACCGGGTTTTGCTTAATCCTTTTTTGGAGTCGCTGGCCGTTGGTGTAGGCCAAGATCCACGCCCTTTTTCTTTCGTGCGGGGCCCCAACGTCTTCAGCTCCCAACACTCCCCATCTTGCATAGTACCCCATTTCGGCCAAGTCTCTGAATATAGTTGTAATGCCCGGAGGTCCGATCCATCTACCATATTTTCGAATAGAACTGAATAATCCTGGGGAGTTTTCCACAAACACGAATTCTGGTCTAACTTCCCGAACCACCCTGACCATTTCTTTCCAGAGTCCTGATTTAGGTCCATCAACCCCAGCTCTTTTTCCTGCGCAAGAAATGTCCTGGCAAGGGAACCCCCCGGTAATAATATCACACCTTCCTGCCCACAACTTGCCATCAAACGTTGTAATATCATCCCATATCGGGAACGCCGGGAGGAGGCCGTCTCGCTGTCTTGCAAGGAGTACGTTCCTAGGGTAGTCTTCGATTTCGACGGCGCAAATTGTTTTCCATCCCAGGAGATAGCCTCCGAGGATACCACCTCCTGCCCCTGCAAATAGTGCCAACTCACGCATTCACTTCCTCTTTATCTTTTATCTCCTGAATTTTTTCATCTGTTATAATTATTCCTTTGAATACATTTTTCAGAGCGTGGAGTTTTTTTATTAGTTCTTCTTTTTTTTCTTTTGGTATTGAATCGTCTTTATTTAGTTTGTTTAATAGTTTTATTTCTTCTTGATTGTAAGTTGTGGCATCTTTGAAAATTACTAATCCGGTAGTTTTATGCATGCAATAATCCAGATCCATTAACTTACTATGGAAATATTTGTAATTTATTTCATCCCTGGCCATTTTTTATTTTCACCTCTTCCTTTGCCAGAGCAATCCAACATTTTGTATTAGGATAACCTTTGTCATTTGCACAATAATTATTTTTGCAGCTTTTTTCCTTTCCACATTTCCAGTGCTCACAGGATAATCTTTCTGCAAGATATTCTATCATTTTTTCTTTACTTATTTTTTCACCGGAGCAATAAAGACAAGTATCCGGTGGTTTAGCTGAAGAAATTGCTATATCGTTTCCACATACAGAACATTCATAAATTATAAAATTACCTATTTTTTCCCACATTTTTATACCTCCAGATAATACCAATTGGAATTTCTAAAATTTCTGCAAGATTAAACAAAAAAGCATCTATAAAATTTGAATAATATTTATTTTTACTTTTATTTATATCTTCTATTATTTTTTCATTACCACTATCTTTCCATAATTTAGACTTCTCTTCCATAAATTCCTCCCTGGTTAATATGTAATTATAGTATATGTCAAGTTTGAGATTTTGTCAAGCTCTATTTTTGTCAAGTGAAGTGAAAAAGTCCGGGGTTACAAAAGTTAAA